ATGATATCAGCCGGACTTCTGTCTTTTGTCCTATTGCCACTGGAGTATGCCTTGAAGGCTGCAGTGGTTGTTGGGATCAGCATTATGCTGCTCCTTATCATTTTTATATTGGCCATTTGGCCATTTGTATTGCTTTCTTTGTATTTCTTTTTGCCAGCTCCTTTAATAGTTGTTGGCATGGCAACCAATGCTCATATAGTGGCTTTCTCCATTTTCATCATATTATTGGTGTTTTTTAGGAGTTTTGTCAAATCTGAGTATAGGTTGATCAAACTGGTTGGCCCCAAACATGCACTTTGGGCTGACGCCCCTGGTGTTATGCATTCCTTGGGGCTTGGGCCTATTCGCTTTGCGATTGCCAGTTTTGAAAATGACGATGCTCGCCTTTTGGGCCAGTTTCAGTCACAATGGATGGCGGCTCATGTGGATGAGACTAGTTTTTCGTCTTATTATGAATTGACTTCAGTTTTCTGGAGCCGTTTCATTATTTATTTACATGAGCACCTATTGCCTGGGCCGAGTGTATTTCTGTTGGCACTTTTATGGTCCATAAATTACTTTATTGCTCTTTATTTAAAGCCACTGAGGAAGCTAGCCACCATAATACGTTATTATGTGTTGCTAGTGGTCACAGTTGTCATGTTGACTCCTGGATCCGTGATGTTCTTTCTTAGTGTTTCATGGGCTGTATTAGTCTGGGTTTTGTCCCTGTTTTCAACTTCTTTTGTTGAATGGGTTTCTTGGACTATGACAGCTATCGTTGTTGATTTAACAACTTGGGCCATTGAGTATAATTTTGTTTCTAGGAAATGGGTTTCCAGAACAGGATTTTTACCTAATCGGACAATGTCTGGCATTTTGCCAGTGTTCACCGATACTGTGGCCAAACTGGCTGTGGTTGTTGCTGATTTAGGCCTGCCACATTACCTCATGGGTGGTAAGAGCTCTTACGATGCTGAACACATCCAAGAGACTCTTGACATTATGAGGGATGCAGGTTGGCCGATTAATGTCAATTTAACTGAGCCTAGTAGGTTTGGGTCTTCGCATGCCTACGCATCTTGGTTGATTTCTGGCACAGATTGGCAGCAGGGCATACATAATCGGAAAATGTATGTTGACACAGCCCTGGATCCATTAAGAGTGAAGGCTGTGGAATGGCGCAGGAGTGAGGAATTTAGGAATTTGGACAATGAGCTAGAGAGCGTAGCCCGTTACTTCAAAAGTCCAAAGTATGATTACCCAGACATAGAAATAGATGATGTTTGGTTCCTTGTTGGAGATATTTTCAAATTCTCTCGCATCACTCCGATGAATTATATTATTAAAATGTGGGAGAAGAAGTACGCTCTTGGTAGCTTCATGGTCGATCCTTCCAATCCCCGCAAGAAGTATTCAAGGTGGAAATTTATATCCACCATTGGGTACGCTCAGTTTAAGAAATTGTGGAGGGCGACTTTTGAGTTTGCTCCTCTGCTTGCCCCAGTAGCTCATGTTTCTGTGAAGGATGAGGCACTTCCTCCAAAGAAATATTTAGCTGACAAGGTTCGGACAGTTATTGGATCCCCTTTGGGGCAGTATATCATGTCAACTGTCTGGAATTATTCACCTAACCACAATTTTCGATGGGCAACAACGCCCATTAAAGTAGGCATGCCTTTGAACGGGTATTGGATGGATTATGTTTATTCCAACCATGCCCGTTGTCAAATACATTATGCCGGAGACATGTCTGAGTTTGACTCAACATTGTCTGGCAATGTATTGAAGTTGATAGCTAGCATCCGTAAAAAGGGCTTTGAAAATCATAAAGACCATGATCGGATTGCAAGGCTAATCGACATTAATTATAAGCAAGTTTCTAGCCAATTACTGAATACAACTTCAACTGGGGATGTTTATGCTAAAGGGACTGGCCTAACAACAGGCCATAGCTCCACAAGCATGGATAACTCTGTTGGTTTAGTTGTTTTGTATTTAATGGCTTGGAAACAAATTACTGGTCTTTCTGCTCGGGAATTCAAATACTATAATGAATTGTCATGCTTCGGTGATGACCATTTACTTAGTGTTGCAGGCAACAAACCAGCTGCCTGGAATTTCCGATCCATACAATCGGCAATGTCTAAGTGGGGTGTAACTAACAATTTGGAAGCTTCTGGTCCCTTAGAGAACCTTAGTTTCCTGAGTAAATTTGTGCGCGCTCCCACTCCCTCGGACATAGCAGATTTTAAGTTGGCCGGTTTGAAGCCTACCAGGTGGGCTGTTTATCACGATCGCGATCGACTTGTTGGGAAGATGGTGGCTCCGGTTAAAAGTATGGCTCCTGAGTACCGCTTGAAGAGGTTGTGCAGTTATCTATCTTTGACAGCACATCATCCTGATATATACCAGAATGTGCATAATGTTATAGTCCGCACTAACTCATTCAAGAGATACCTTCATTCACCTTCAAATCCTAAGGGAGTGAAGTTGCCTACTTACCAGAAAGTTGTTGCCGACTGGTACAAGCCTGATGCCCATTTTCCAGAAAATATGGTCGATGAGGTCGTTGAAACTTTTAAGTCAGATGGAACATTGCTGACTTATGGTAATTTGAGCCCTGTTGATAGCATTTTAGGTGCATTAGCGTTGGTTCCAGATTTTGTCAACCCTGCTATTTTTAACATGGGTTATTTGACTGCTTTGCAAAGTAAACTCTTTAAAACAGTTTCTTGGCCCGTGCAGTTAATAGCCTTGGCAAACTCAGCAGCTGGTTCTGCGGAACTGTCTTATATTTTACGCAAGACAGTATACGAATTTCTGGACCCTTCTATTTGTTGCCATATAGACACAGATGTCAACACAACCTCTTTATTGGTTCGACATTGGTTGTTCTTGTGGTACAAATCCGTTTTCCCAAAATTGATGAAGGATGTGCCTATTGCTGCTTTTGCACGCAAAGTGGCTCAAGTCCAATTTGCCATGAATGGCGTCATGCAATTTGAAGGTAGACGGTGGGGTTTATATTTCGTGGACATATTTGTCCTAAGTTTGCTAAATTATATTTCTGTGCCAGATTTTTGCCCTTGGTTGCTGAAAATTGGCTTGCCTGATGTTAACAAGCTTAGTGAGCAATTGACTTTCTGGTTGCAGAGTAAGTTTTGGAGTTCTTTGCCACCTAATTATGCGGATGTCACTCCACATGTTCGGTCAATCACTCCCGGGAAGACTATTGTCATTAGTGCTCCCACAGGTTCTGGTAAGAGTACAGCACTTATTAAACACTTTAAACTGATTGTGGGTCATGAATATTCAAAGATAATTGTCATTGAACCAAGGTCTTCTATAGTAAAAACTGTAGTGCCTTATGTTAACATGGCTTTATCAATGGATGCTTCTGGTTCCACCTCAGGCATGGTTCTTGATCAAGACAGACCTGTTTGGTATGTCACTGCTCAGGAATTCCTCCTCCACCCGTCATGGTATGGGAACAAGAGAGGAAAAGTGTTAATAGTGCTAGATGAATGTCATGTGTCCGAGCCTGCCTATGACCTGGTTAAGGACATATTGCACAAATCTGCTCTCCCCAGTATTTGGCTTAGTGCCACTCCTAGCTTCAGTGATCTTGCTGGAAGGGACATCATCGACATACCTTTGGTCAGTGCTCGTTTGTACAACGTTCACATTTCCAATGTGCCTCGTGAAGATGTCCTCACTAAAGCTGATTTTACACGCCAGTATATCTCTGAAGTTATGGCTTCTATTTATAGCAGACCACAAATGTCTGTCATTTTGGTGTTTTGCACTACTCTTGGTTTGTGCCACCAGATGTCAGAAATGTGTCCCAGGAAAAATTTTGTGCTTTCTTCTGGCACAAATGTGTTCCCTGATATGTCTGCTGGAACAGTAATTTTCTCCACTAGCGTTGCAGATGTTGGTTTGACACTGCCCAATGTGGATTATGTCATTACTTCTGATATTGGTTTTACGGTATTGCATACTTTGGATGAAACTAAAGAAGCCTACTACCGCTTGACTGAATCAGATTTGCTACAAAGAGCCGGGAGAACGGGCAGGACTAACCACGGGTCTTGCACCATTTTTAGAACCCCTCGGGCCCGTTTTGTAGCTGACATAAATGATTTAAAAGGGAAGACTGGAGTCTTCGATTTAATTGCTTCTGGCATCCCTTTGGACGCAATAGTGTCCTTGAGGAAGCCAGAACTTATAAAGTTGTTGGGATTAGAAGATTTGCCCGAGCAACGAGCTCACGCTACTCTCGAGCATTCCTTATCTCAATTACAGCTTTACAGAAGCAATCTTGAGCCACTTCTAAACGAACGGGCTAGATTGCTAGACATTGGCACTAATGACGGCAGGCCAGCTGTCATCATAGATAATGCAAGAATGGGACTGTTGCGCAGCACCACTAACATATCAACTTCTGACTTGATAGTCAGTTTAGTGAATGTTGTTAAACATCTTGGGCTCCGAGCAACTTCGGACCCAGATGAGGCTGCTGCTCATGAAAATTCCATAAGGCAGTATTCTGCCAACCTATTGGGGAACATCAAATCTAAAATCCCATTCCCTGACCCTGACCTAGGGGAATGGGGGATGGAACCTGAACAAGCAGATGATTCCCAATAGGACCACATTTTAGAGCAAACCACCTGAATGAGTGCTCCAGAAATATGTAATGCATATCGTGGTTATGTCTTCTTCCAATGGAAAAGATGCTGCACCGCAGCAGCCGCCTCCGGGGTCTTACCCGGCAGAGCCAAGCATTGCACCCCCACCATCGGTGGTTTCAACATCGGTTGCTGTCAAGCACCAAGTCGATGAAATTTTGGCTTCGGCCAATATGGTTTCGGCGACCTTTAAAGGCAAACCTAGTTTGGTTGTCTTTAAAGAAGACTGGGTTCTTGTTGAAGAGAAACTAAGGTCTCTCCAACAACAGACTGGAACTACAGTCCCAGCCGCCGAACTTGCTGAGCTCCAACGAGAGCTCTCAGAATTACGGCTTAAAGCAAATGCCTTTAAGGATGAGAATGAGCGAGCAGCTTACTCTCAACAAGCCTTAAAGGACTCGCTTAAAATAGCTGAGTCCAAACTTCAGGCCGCCAGGTCTGAAGCTGAACATACAAAGGCCAGCCTTGAGAAATCTCAGGCTGATCTTAAAATTGCCATGGCTTCTGCCCAAGCTTCTAAGAAAGAGCTTGAAAAGACCATCTCCACTACCAGAAAATCTGGTGATGCAGAGGGCCTTGACAAGCTTCTTGATGAGAAGCGAAGGATGAGCCAGGACATTAATTCACTCAATTCCAATTTGCAGGTCCTAAATTCTGAGAAAAAGACTGTGCAAGATCGCTTGAAGCGTTACGAGCTTCAAGTGTTGGAATTGACAAATGAATTGAACCTGGAAAAATCCCGACAAGCAATTGCTTCAGGGAAACCAGGTACATCTTTTGCAGCCAAGGCAAAAGCTATGGGGACTGAATCAGTAAGACTGTTCAATGTTGCCCATACCAATTTGTCTTCTCTTGCAAAAGAGAGATTTGAAAAAGTGGCTTCTAATCCTGTCGAGGATGAGAAGAACACAGTGTTTTGGATCAAGGCCGCGCTAGATGCCACTAAACATTCAGTGTATAAACCATACAAACTGGTGTTTCATGGCCTCGGCGATGACCTTAAAATTATGACGCATTCGTCAAGGAAGTTATTTGATCCTTTCTTGATTGCTGTCCGGGATTCTTTGTTGCCCACTGGCCAACCGTTGTCATTGGAAGAAATGTCCGAGATGCTCTCAGCTATACCGCCTGAGAACATCAAGCTCAGCAAGGAGTATAGAGACAAGGGCTTTAAAACCCTTGCAGATCTCCCTGAGAATCCTGAGTCTGGGCATTTCCCCCATGTGTCAGATTTACCTTTCCGGAATGTTTCCGGGAAAACCACATTCGCAAAGGAGGCCAACAAAAAGCCTAAACATCTGCCTGAAGACTTGCCCACAAAGAAGCAGTCTAAAAAGAAGGCAGAGGAAGAAGCTTTGTTGGAAACCGATCCTATTCCAGAGCCTGATGATGGGTCACCCAGTGAGGATGACACTCCAATCAGTCTCTGGTTAAGGATGCGCCAGTGGTTTCTGGTACAATTTGACAACATGAATTCACGAGTGAGAAATTCACTCAGGAAGAGACCTTCCAGACTGGCCCGCTATTATAAGCTGGCCACTGGTGGTTTCTTTCAGAAACTATGTTTAGTACCATATTCCTGGTACATCTGGGCCTTTCCATGAGTTTTTACAAAATGTTACTCTATGGATGGACCCTGGAAAAGGATTCTGTCACTGGTCAATATATTTATGGATCAGTGCCTAGATTTCTTTTGGATTGTGGGACTAGTGTGTATTCATTCACTAAGTCCAGGATCCCAAAGGCTTTTAAGAAGACTAAATCCTTCTTACGCCGTCAGCACAGCAATTTCGCTAACAATTTTCCTCGCACATATCTAGCCTGTGTAGCTGCTGCGGCAACTATTGGCTACTTTGTGGGAGTGGGGATTGCTTGGGGAATTGCATTCAAAGTGCTAAAATTTTTGA